ACAACGAAAGAAACACGAACATGTTCGTCTTCCTTGTATTGCATACTGATTTCAGATTGTTCGGATTTCAGCTTTGCTCTTTGTGCCGTAAGCTCGAAACCTCTTCCACCGCTCATGCATGACATGATTGTTGCATCGTAATTCAGCACGTCTCTTGTGGCAAACTCGATCTCGAAAGTCTTTCCTGTCTGTCGGAAATCGTTTGCAAACGGCTTGTATGGAATTTCAATAGTTCCACCGCCAAGAATTCTCAGTGCAACAATTCCATCCTCATCGGTCTGCCATCCGTCAGATGACCAGTTGAAATTGTTGAACGTAGTTTCGATTCCTTCGTAAGTCCACTGTGCTGGATTTGCTTCTTGGTTGCTTCTTCCCTGTGAGGAAAGATACAGCTTCAAGTCTCTGGTTTCTGCTTCAACATCAATATCCAGTTCCTCAACAGTTACGGTGATAACCTTTTCCGTTGTACCGCTCTTGATCTTGAAATTCAGAGTGCCAGCATCGCTCGCACGGTATGTGAAAGACTGTTCGCTTCTGTCAACTGTAAGGGATGCCACCATTGTGTCATCTGCATACAGCTCGACTTCTGCCGTGAGTCCTTTCGGGTCATAGACAAAATACGGGAAGATAATTGATTCGTACTGTGTAACTTTCTGCTTGTTGAAAGATGATGTGATGATGACCGTATTGTTCATCGGCTCAAGTGCGATAAATTCAAAATACAGCTCGTTTGACCGTACCGTCTCGCCGTTGATTTCAGACTCGAAGTAAACCCTCAGCGTATGAGCACCATGACTCTGCTGTGGTATTGAATACGTCATCTGCCTGTTTGATACAGATGTCTGCTGAGTGCCGATTTCAGTTCCGTCAAGAATAAAATAAACTGTCTTTGATACAGCCCCGACTGGCGTGTACGGGAAGGCAATCGCACTGGTGAACGGACTTGAAACATCAAAGGATGATGTCAGATACAATGCCACCACTGTGACGTTGAAGCTGATTGTTCTGGCATTGCCGTAAACATCGCTAATTTGCACCTTGACAACGTTTGAGCCTGTAGACAGGTATTCCTTCAGATTAATCGTTACATCGCCTTGTGCGACCTCGTAGGACGTCTTAAACACGTTATTTGACGTAACCTTTACAGAGCCGTTTCCAGTCGGCATTTCATCTTCGATTGAACTCCAGTTCAGTCTGATTTCACAATCTGCATCCTGTGCAACGGTTGTAGACAGCCAGCCCGTATTGTTGGTAACTGTCAGCTTTGCGTGGTTGGTGTCTCCACCACCACCTCCGCCGCCTCCACCACCGATGCCTGTGATCTCAAATAGCACCTGTCCGTTGTGCGTGAAATAAGCAACTCCGTTCTCGACATAACCGTCATCCACGTATCCTTCAGACTGGTTTTCAATCAGCGTGATTTTCTGATTCTGACGTTCCAAAGTATTTGCAAATTCAGCTACTTCAGATTCGAGATTGCTTACAGAAGACAGTGCCGTGTTAGCTGTCTGCACGGCATTTGCTGAATTGTCAATTGCAATCCGAACAGCTCTGTCAATCTCTTCCCTTGCGGTGTCAAATTTTTCAGCCGCTTCAATGATCTCATCTGTCCTGTCGATCACATTGACAAGCTGTCTGATCTCAGATTCCGATTTCAGAGTATCTTTGTCCAGAGCCGCTCTTTCAACTTCCAGAATAAAGTTTGCTGTAGCGACCTGTTTGAAATCTTCGGACGCTGGGTCAACATCGGTTGCTGGCGTTCCTGTATAAATGCAGATTTCACATACAACATTTCCAGCTACAGCTGTCATCTGTTCTGTAATCTCGAAAGAAACTGCATTTCCGTCCAGCCTTGCATCGTAATCAAATCCGTTGCCGTCTGGCTTTGTACCACGAACTGATGCCTTTGCACCGCTCGGGATTGTCATTCCTTCCGTTGTCTTGTTTCCAAAATAGTCAACTTCCGTAACCAAATTAAAAGTCAGAGTACGACCGCCAGTATCATACTGGCTTGCTCTGACTTTCAGTGTTGGCGTATTCGGAGTGATATTTAAATCAAATTCATGCTCAACAATGTTAGGCATATATCCTCCTCATTATTGCAATTTGTTTTCTTTAATGAATGTCTTGATTGCATCGACATGTTTCTGTAATGCTGAATTCACAACGTAAAATGACTGTTTGTTGTTCTGAGAAACAGGCTCTCCAGTTTCGTCATCAATTTCGTCATAAGTGAAGCTGATTCTGTCTCCACCGCTTACATTCAGCACCATGTAGCTAGAAAGTCTCTTCATTTAAAGCCTCCTCAATTCCATTAAAATAATCGCTGATATCGCTGTCATATATTTCATACATCAGATCATCTTCTTTGATTTCGAAAGTATCTGGATTAAGATCGATGTTTTCGAGCCTCGTTTTTTCGAAACCCATCTGCTTTGCTTTCAGTTCCCACGAGAACTTCAGAGACGGAGTTCCTTTTACAACAAAATAGGACGGATTCTTTTCCTCAATCCACAGGTCGCCTTGACCTTCTTTCTGCAAGAAAACTTGATACTCAATATCTGACGTAATAGTTTCATTAAAAATGTCATCAATATCGACATAGCATTCTCCGTTTTCATCAAGAAAGCCTTCGCCGATATCTCCGAACATTGGTGACGGCATTTCATAACAGTACAGAAGCCTTCTTTCGTAGTCTTCCGTGTCCACGACTCTGCTTTTGATACTGCTTGCAACAGCTGACGTCATACTAACCTGTGAGGTTGAAAGCGTAATTTTATCAGCCGTCAGAATCATCTCTCTCAGTGCGTGAAGTGCAACGTTGTAATTGTCGTCAATCAGTAAATATGCTTCGTAGTCACCTGTGGTTCTTGAGCCAGCATAAGTCCATAGTGTATCAATCTTCGATGCACTCAGCCTGTCAAGTGAAGCACAATGAGGTGATATTACGATTGCATTTCTTGTTGCGGCAAAACCACAGTTTGTTGTAGCGACCATTGCAAGACCGCTCGGTGACGTGATCGTTGCATTCGGTTTGTTCGTTGCACTGTTACCGATATCAATTCCGAGTCCACGAGGATAAGTTTCTCCGCTGAGCTGTCTGTAAATCAGAAAACCTTCAGCTTGAAAAGCACTCTGACCGTCCTGTGAAAGAATTGTTTTCTTTCCGACATATCCAGCAACAGGGGTTTCATTCTTGGTGTCAATAATCTCATTGCAATGCAATTCATTATTGTCAAGATCAAAATAAACTCTTCCGTTCTTTGATGCAATCTTTCCTGTTGCAATATACGTTGCGTTGATATACAGCTGTCCGTTCGACATATAAATGCCTTGAATAGTACCATTGTTCGTCAGACGATTGAATATTTCCTGTTGCGTCAAGGCGTTATTCAGTGCCGTGACAGCCGTGTCATCGGTGTACTTATTCAGCTTTGACCAGTCCGTTGCATCAAAAGTTCCGCCCTCTGCTTTCGCTGTGGTACAGGTTTTTATATCGCCAGAGTTTCCCTCGCACCATAGGTCACCAACATCATAAGGCGGTACTGGCTGGCTGATGAATACTCTTCTTTTGCCGTCCGCCGTATCCTGTGCATTTGCCGCAGTAGCCATTGCAATTGCAATATCGTTATCTGATACATTGTTCCATGAATATGTGTTATTAAATTTCTCGAAGATGTACGATTTCCCTGTATCAAGATCGTAATACAGATCGCCGATATGTTTTTCTTTTGTGGCATCATCAGTCCAGCCGACTGCTGGCTGATTTGCAAGTGTCGGCTCTCCAGATAAATACCATGTGATGATTTTTTCATCGATCTGCTCTTGCAGTCTTTCAATATCTTCTGCGAGAACCGTTTCTGCAAAATCGCTGATTTCCTCACTTGCCGCATCTTTGGCATAGTTTTCAATGCTTGTTCCATCAACGGTCACCTTTGTTGATGCAAGTCTGAACTCGCCTGTATCGAGATTCCAGTAGTTATTGTTTCCTTTATCTTTCAGAATACCAGCAACCAGACTAGCCGCATTCAGATTGATAACATTGATGTTCTCTGCATTGAATGTTCCGTCAAGACTTGTCCACGTTGAGTTAAAAGGCCCATTGTACCCTGTTCCAAAAGCGATGCCCTCGTAGTTGATTCTCATCACTCGGGTTGCTGTCTCTTTGTCTGGCGTATTCATGATCAGAATTTCGTTCGGATATCCGTTTGCATCCGTGTTTAATACCACGTATCCGCCAAGTCCGCCTGTTATCAGCTGGGTTGCTGTCTCGATTGCTTTCTCAAAGAAAGTTCTCTGAAGATTTTCTGAATTTCCGACTTCAGCCTGTACATCCTGTTTGATGCTGTTTGAAAGATTTGATTTCACGCTACCGAGCGTCATTGAATCGTATCTTCCAGCAAGCACGTTGTATCTGTATGAAATAACTCGTGACGTTCCAGAAATACCGTATTTCGGATATTCGATGTGAACCGTGTCGCCGAGCGAAACTCTCTGTAGCGGTGCAACCTCTTTATACTCTTCTGTCTGCCAAAGCTGTACGAAGGATACTTCGATTGATTCCGCTTCTGTCATCTTTGCGTTTGAATTGACGTAGTTCTGCGTCCAAGCGTTCAGCTGTTGCTTTGTCGGTTTTTCGTCAAAGCTCATCGTTGCATCGATTGTCTTGATAATCCGCTCTGGATAACTGTCTGCGATTGCTGATGCCATTACATCGGAATACACAACTTCTTCCTCGCTCTTCCAGTATCCGACAGCGGCTGTCCAGAAATTCGAAACATCTGAATCCGCATTGATGTTCGTGAGATTTTTTCCGTACTTGATCGTGACTCCAGAATCTCTTCCGAGCCTGTTTCTCAATGTACAGGTGAAATTGTTGAAATCCCACTCACCGCCAAAAGTATCAATGAACGATCCTTCCATTCCGCCCATCAAAGATCGTGTTGCTGTAGGAACTTGAACGTTCATGTTTGCAACTGTATCTTTGTCTGTTGCGAACGTGAATTCGCTTGCGATGATCTCTTCTGATTTCAGCTTCATGATCGCCGTTGCAACAGAATCCGCTGTGAATGGCTTGACCACCGTATGGTTCAGCTTGTAACTGACATGCCATGCGTAAATGCTCACTTTTCCGTTCAGCGGTTTTGTGATCCTGTAAATCTCAAACAGCTGTCTGTTTCCAGTTTCATCGAACGGCGAATAAATCAGTCGCCATTTCTGGATTTCATCAAAATGCTGTCCATCAACAGGATACGTCATCTCCATCTCAAACGTTCCGTTGATCTCGTGCTGTACAACGCAATACAAAGCATCCGACAGGACACCAAGACCGTTGGTCAAGAAATTCCTGTCGGTTGCTCTGAACAAAATAGGCAAGATGATTGAGTTCATACAGTCCACCACCTTGGAATGACTTCGATGCTCATTCCATCTGCTGGCATGATTCCGCTTTCTCCGCTTGCAATTAACGGGAAACCATTCGGCATCTGAACTTTCTCTCCGTAGTTCAGAAGAGTCCGTTCACC